AATTTTACTCACGTAAAGTAAGAATGGCTGGTCGATTAAACCTTGCTATCACGGGTATCCAGGACCAATGGCTTACTGGGGAACCCGAGTTTTCGTATTTCCTGATGAATTTTAGAAGACATACTAAGTTTTCAATTGAATCTATCGAAACACCTTTTGATGGTGATGTTGATTACGATGCAACTGTAGAGTGTCGTATACCCAAAAACAAAGGGGATCTTATCCGAAGTATGATGATTAAATTTACTTTACCTAAACCAACGGAACCCGATAAATCATTTAATGTAACGTTTCAATCTGTAAATGGTAGTAATAAATACTTTATAGACGGTGTTCAACAGGCAACATTGACTTTATACGAAGGTACGACGTATACCTTCAACAATTTAAGTCACGTAGATGGTCATCCGTTTAGATTTTCTACAACGGCTTCACCCAATTATTCCGATTACACAACTGGTGTTACTGATCCGAGTACAGCTACGGTTACATTTTTAGTACCAGTGGGTGCACCATCAACTTTATACTATTACTGTGCTGCACACAACGGTATGGGTGGTCAGATAAACGTGAAAACGCTTCGATACCGCGAATCTATAGGTGCACAATTAATAGACCATGCTGATCTCATTATTGGTGGCCAAACCATAGAGAGAATAACGGGTGATTATATTTACATGTATGACCAAATACACAGTAATAAAGATGATATTGATCAAACACTCTATTTCTTAACGGGACACGGTAATTATATAGACGTAACGTACGATTGGGATTATAGTTTATTTTTACCCTTTTATTTCTTTAGAAACCCGAGTTTAGCTATACCCGTGTGTGCTTTAACAAAACAACTCGTCGAAGTACGTATAAAGTTTAAAAATCTCACAGACGTCACATTATCATACACGAGAACAGGTGGTGGTGTATCTGATCCACCATCAAGTGTTTTGTCTTCTATTAAAAAGGTTTCACTTGTAACGGATTTCTTTTTTATTACTGAAGATGAAAAGAATTTCTTACTTACACGCCCCATAGAATACGTTATAACTCAACTCCAATTGTCTCAATTCAAGTTTAAAGCGGGTGAATCTAAAAAATCTGGTATGCTTAATTTTAAAAACCCGGTCAAGGAAATGTTTTTTATGGCTATTAGTGACGACGTATACAAATACGAACCAATAAAACAAGTTACTATGAAGTTTAATAATACCACAATCATAGACGCCGATAATTTAATGTTAAGTTATGAACAACCATTAAAGTATTATACGGGGGTAACAGGTAATAATTTTGGTGTCTATAGTTTTTCTTTGAAACCAGAAACGTATTACCCTACCGGTCAAGTCAATATGAGTAGAATAGCGCACAATTTGATAGATATTGAACTCGATACACCAGACGCGAGTTTCGGACACAAAGTTTACGTGTACGCTGTAAACTATAACGTTTTACGTATAAGTAGCGGTCTCGGGGGTTTAAAATTTTAGTCAGTTATACTAGTAATGGCTGGTCGTGTTCAATTAGAAACATCTGGTCCACAGGACGCTTTTTTTACAGACGACCCCGAATATACATATTTCATAAAGAATTTTCAAAAACATACGACCTTTGCACCATTCTTTGTTGATTTAGATGTTGAAGGTGAAGTAGAATTTGGAAACACTATTCGGTGTACCATTCCACAAAACCAAGGTGATCTTCTCAAAACCGTAAGTTTGAAAGTTGAATTGGGTGCTATAGATCAAAGTTTAACAAATTTATCGGGTATAGGATACAATGAATCGATAGGTCATGCCATGATTGAGTATGTAGAAATTCTGATAGGTGGTCAGGTTATTCAACGTATACCAAGTGATTTCTTAGCCATTTATTCAGATAACTACGTCACACAGACGAAACAACACAATTTAGCTAAACTCATCGGTAAACCACCTTTAGAATTGTCAGGTACAGTAGTCAGTAACCAGGTAATAGGGCATTATTTAGGAAACGCAGTTTCGGATACCAAATATTTTATCGATATACCGTTCTATTTTTATAATACACCCGAACTCGCTATACCTATATGTGCTATAACAGAACAAGAAATTGAAATTGTTATTAAATTAAGGGAAGTTGATAAATGTATTCACGCCATCAGTTCTAATATAAACGACCCCGTACTTTATACGGGTCTTAAACTAAAAAATTTAATAAAAAGTGTTAAAATAACACTGGAAATGGTTTCATTAGATGAAGAGGAAAAACAAAAGTTAAATAACCAGAAAATAGATTATATAATTACACAAATACAGGAAAATAAATCTATTATACCAGCATCTATAACAGAATTTAAACATAAACTCGAATTTAAAAACCCTATAAAAGAACTGTTTTTTGTAATACAAACAAAAAATGTTGATATAGTCAATGGAAAAACGTATACCCCCTTTGATTATGATTTATATTATGAAATATATTCGGATAAAGATGAATATATAAATTATGAACATTTACGAAACCTTGAAATTGAATTAGACGGTTCTACTGTTTTAAACAAACAAACCGGCAACGTTATAAACTTACGTGCAATACAGAGTGGTATACACCATTCAAGAACACAATTATTTAGAAGATACTATTCATATAGTTTTGCACTTGAACCGGAACGATGGTATCCAACAGGTCAAAGAAATTTTAGTTTAATTAAAGATCAGTATTTAAAATTAAGTTTGAATCCATATAACGATGGTAAAAGAGAACTTAGAGTTTTAGGCCTAAGTTATAACATACTCCGTGTAGAAAACGGAATTGCTAAAACACTGTTTAATTTATAATGAATCAACAAGAAAAAGACGCAACTACAAACTTAATTGAGCAGGTCCAAGACTCTGCTATTAACATTATCCAACCCGTACTCGAAAGAACTATGGTTCTCGCAGCCGAATACGCTACGGCGTGTGGTCGAGATATGGTACTTGGTGAAGATATGGAATATGCCATGAAATATTGTGCCATGAACGAAGTTGGTAAGAAAATGGGAACACATTTCCCGGAAATATATGAAGAATCTTCCGATGAAGAAGACCAGGGAGAAGACATCGAATTTGAAGATGAAGAAATTCCTTTTACGCGATACACAGGACGTGAATATAAATTCGTTAAAATGAATATGGCATACGATAATTGGGATGCATGGGAACCAAAAAATCCGTCAGAATTAATGTTAAAAAATGCTATAGATAGTAATGAACACATCGGAACCAACGGGGTATGTGACGACTTCTGAATATTTTAGATTACGTGATGATGATACAGATTCTGATTCTGATACAGAAACAGATTCGGAATCCGATTCGGGTACATTACCTATAAATATAGGTATGTTAAAAGGGTATTTAAACCCAAAATATTATAAAAAAATTTTAGTCGAAGAAGATTTACTCCCCGATTAAAATCTCAGGATACTATATATAAAAATGTCTACTGCTGCTGAAACTGTTACGCTCGTCGCTCGTGAACTCGAGTCCCAATCCCTCAACGCCGTTGTCGCCGGCTTCTCCTTCGCCGCCGCCCTCTCGTGGATGGACTTGGTGAGATGGTTGGTTAACCAAGTTGTTAAGGTTAACAAAAACGGTGGTATGAATTACACGCTTACTGCATTGTTTACGACGCTCTTGTCCATCTTGGTCTACGTCGGTATCTCCCGTGTTTCTACACGTGTGCAAAAGCCAACCCAACCAATCTTCGCGGTTACTCGATAAGTTTAGGCTTACGCATAACCAATAATAAAAATAATCCGGTTGCGACTACCATAAATATAGATACAAAAGCATCCCATCTACGCGGATCCTCTAGATCGGGGATACTCATAGGTGGTGGAAGAGAAAAGTCTCGTTCCACTTTAGCAATATTCTCAAGTTTATCAGTAGAACACGTCACTGCGAGTTTAAGTATATGATTCGCATTTCTAAAATCGTATGGTATTAATCGATTATTACTACTGTAATAAAACTGAACACGTAAACTTGATATCGTTTTTTGTGATCCGGAATCAAAATTGTGTTCAACAGTATCGTCAACACCCGAAAAGTTAATCACATCCCCACATAGAAGTATACGCCCTGTATAAAAGGGGGTTTCAGAAAATACAGTTTTGTTAAATTCGTCAGAACCACTACTCAATTTAACAATAATTGCATCAGCGCCCTGTAAATTAATACTCCCAGTTTCTAATGAACTCGAAGTTGATGATACATTTGAAGCAGGTAAACCTAAAACATCGTGTGGCGTGGTGTACCCATTTGTACCAACAGTGTACCCATTTGTACCCCCGTAAAACTCAAACGTAAAATCACTCGACCCCGTAAACGTTATAGCATTTGTTTGTTTATCAAACGTAGCAGATGTAATATCGGATGAAGCCGTTACAATAGCCTGTGCTAAATCATTACCACTATAGTTTCCTATCGGTATAGTAACCGTTGTACCATTTATATCAAATTTATTGTTCCTGGAGTGTATGAGGTATTGACTATTATGAATACGCGCTGATATAAGTGATATTTTAGTCACGTCGTAAATAGGGTTTTTTAAGTGGACAACATAATCACCTGGGTTTGGGTACAAAACTGGGTCTCGTTCACCACTGTCTATATCTAAGGTGTGTACCTTCATTAAAATATAGGAGCATTATTTTAATGAGTGTAAATCTCATAATTTTTAGTTATTTAAGAAAGACTGTGAACTAATGGGTTACTTGCAAGTTGTCGTCTCGCCGTATCCAAACTCATATTTGTAGCGTTTGGATTTTCGTGTCCCTTATAAGCATTGAATTTATGATAATCGTTATTTCTATATTGTTGTGTCCAAGCACCATTCGCGGCATTTACTCGACCATCGATTCTCGTTGTATCGGAACGAACACTCGTAACCATACCCCCTTGGTTAAGTGCATCGGCACGAACGTTCATTCGACCTGGACCCGCAGTTCTATTTGGTTTACCACGTCTATCGTCTGGCCTGAAACCATATTTCACAAGTTCTTCGGCAGTGTGTGTCGAGCCATATGTTCTCTTTTCACCGATCTTAGTCGCTGGAGTATTTAAGTATCCACCTATAAAACTTGCTATACCTGGAGCTGGTTGATTATTGTACTGATATTGTTCTATAGCACCATCGGCTTTGTTTCGTGTTGGTTCCTGAGCACGTGTAAGTGCAGAAACAGTTCTCTTTGCAGATGCAAAGTTTAATGTATCAGTCCTCGAACCCGTTTCGGATCTATTTGTTGTTCTCTTTGTACGTTCGTGTTCCGCTCTTGGTGTTCTACCAGTCATACCCTGTGCCCTGCCTGCAACTGGGGGGAGACGACCATGTAAAAACGCCGTCTTTTCTGGTCTATTATGTGCAACTTCACCGACAATACCACGTCTACCACCCTTCGCATCAAATGCTGGACCTGACCTACCAGGTAAAGTCGTTAAGCGATACGCACCAACATTCTCTGGGTTTACACGGAACAATTGTTGGTTCCCTCCAAATGCAGGAACTTCTGGTCCAACACCCAAACCTGGACCAACAAGTTGTTTTTCAATTGGTGAAAGATTATTCATTCGCCCCGCGTCATACATACGATTTCTCATAGTCAAGACTTCGCCACCCGAAGATCGCTGTTGTGGAGCAATTTGAGCGAACGTCCCCATTTCTTGTTTTGAACTATATGATGGTTCTACTAGTGGTGATAAAGGTCCCAAATATTCAGATTGTATAGAGACATCTCTATCCGAAAATTCTGAAACGATTTCAGGTTCTTCTATTTCATTACCTTCTACTGTGTATTTTTCGTCTGGTTGACTCAATTTTCTACCGGCATAAACTAAACCGGCTATAGCCATTATAGATATAGGATCAGCCATTCTTATTTCTTAGCGAGATTTTTATTGAGGTATCTTTGCTGAAATAATCCATTTTGCATTTCGGCTCTGGTACTCGATGGTTCATAGGATTGTGTTCTAAGTGGTAACTTACACTCAACATTTTGGAGTGGATGAAAGTTTCTTTCGTAAGTCTTTGCTAAAACTTTATTGAAACGAGATGTGCTTTGTGGTCTGAGTTGATCCGATGTATCGATATATTGTGCTGGCGAACCTTTACCCGCCATGTATGGTGCGGTACCATATAACATAGTGTTTGGTCTATGTGATGTATAGTTAAGGGTACTGGGCTGAGGATATACAAAAACTTCTTCGGTCGCGCAAACGGCGGGAACCGCATGATCTTGAACCACTTTCATTCCTGGTTGGAGTTGATACGCCATTTATTATTACAAAAGATTTTGTTTATGGAAATCGAGTATCTACTACTTTATTATTAAATTGTTTAAAATTACGAACTATGTCCAGCGGCTAATCCCGAACCTCTGTGCATACCACTTCTTTTATCACCGTTTGGATCGAGACCCGCGAACGCCTCGAGTTGAACCCCTCTCGCGTCTGGGTTACATAATCTTGGGTCTTGTCGACACGTGTTATCTCTTTTACCGTGAATAAATTCGTAATATGGTGTACCACCGATGGAAGTATCTGGCATACTTACAAATTGTCTCGATAGTGCATTTCTTTGATATTCGGGCATAGATGAACGCGAACGAGATGGTCCATATTTGATGTCACCTGTAAGAAAATTGTTTACTGGGGTTTTTACGGTTGGGTAATGACACGACTGGGGTCTGTCTGGTCTATCTACATAATCCGACATGAGAACATTTCCCATAGGATTATCTTTTGTTGGCATGGAACATTCTTTACCTACATTATTGTATACATTTGTTGGTCGTATAACACCTTCTTTCACCATATTAGATTTTTCCATTATATAAAGAACACCGAGTGCGGTTGCACCTAAAACGAATATACGTGCATCACGGCGTATGAGGTATATTAAACACGTTGCATAAATGATAAAACGAGCAGTCGCGTTAACACGGTCTGCTGAAGATTGTGTCTTTGACGGCCAAAATTCGTGAACTTTGTCTACTCGAACCAATTGTTTTGGATCTTCAAACCAAGATGTCATTTATATATAGTGAGTTTATTTTTTCATCATACCACCCAACATACCCTGCATGGTTTTCATCAACGCAGCTTCATCGAGTTCACTTCCATCTTCACCCATTTTATCTGCACACTGTTTTGCAACTGTCTCAATCATGGAAAGTGTGTCTTCTGGGATAGAACTAATGGTTGTACCGAGCATGTAGAGCGTCTGAACATATTGCCAAATTGCACTTTTTGTATTCTCGGAAGCAGTTCCCCAATGTTTTTCGAGGTTTACACCTTTCATAAAATCTAAATTCTTAGATTCTTCAATAAAAAATGTTTCGTCTTTGGACGAAATCTTATCGGCATACGGGGTAACACCCTGCATAAACCCGTCTACAACTAAACGTGGGTTTGAAGCTTTCATTAAATCGAAAGCCGATAAACACTTTTTCAAGCCTTTTTCTTCTGGAAATGTCTTGTGTAATTCCACAAGAAATTGACCCATCATATCATTGAATGCGGTCACGGAAGTCATATTATACTGTAAATATGTATATTATCTTTAAGTCAGAAAATTAA